CAAGTGGATATCTCCGTGTGAACCTGATGGGCTTGCATATGTACCTGTCTGTGTCTCAGGAAGCAATGGAACTTCAACGATTGGAATACCAAATGCGTATGGAGCTACATATCCTGCTGGACCTCCAAGAACTGGAACGTCGCCACGGATAATGCCTGAAGCAATATCTTGTGGAGTAACATTCTGGATGTTCTGTGAGTTTGAGTATAGGTAATCTTGGATCAAGTTTGATCCCGCAAGGAAGCGAAGGTCTGTACGACGTTGCTTGTACTTACGTGGAAGAGCCTTAAGGGCTGAGTTAAATACTGCACGAGAAACTGCAGCACCTGCAGCATCGACAACGTGACCGCTTGTCTTTGCCTTCTTAATTACACCGTCAAAAGACTTGTATAATGCATCGCTTGAAAGTGATGTATCACCGTTAAGAATAACATCTTCGATGTCATTTCCTGCTTGTGTTGCCATCATACGTGCAATGTGATCTTCTAGATCTGCACCTTCAATGTTGTCTTCTAGAGACTCTGTTGAAAGCTCCCAGTCCATGCGGAGTTTCTTTGTTGAAAGAGAAATTTTTGAGAAAGTAACACCGCTGTTAGCAGCTGTGTTTTCGCCTTCGGATGCAAGCTTTACAAGCTTCTCTCCTACGGACATACGATCAATTTCTGTTGTGTCAGCTTTCATTCGAACTGTACGTGCAACCTTACCAATTACGGTAGCATCGAACATATAGTCCAAGAATCGTGCTGATTGTTCTGGGTTTAGAAGTCCACCGTTGCCATTTTCTGAAGCAACATGAACGCCTGAACCACCTGTTGAAGAACCGAACCCAGTTGATACTGTTGCACCAGCTGCTGCGGCCTTTTCTAATAATTCATTACTCATTTTTATTTCACCTACCTTATTTTAGTTAAAGATTTCATTTACGGAACCGAGGAAAGCTCCAGACCATTTTGATTTTGATTTAGTAAAAACCTCAGACCCGCCAAGGTCAGAGGACTTCTTAATTGCGGTTTCGCCTTCTACGGCATCTACACGCTTTTGAACACCATCGATGGTGCCCTTTATTTCTGCAACAGCATCACTAAGTGCGCTGTGCTTTTCTGCCAACTCAAGAATTCTATCGTCGACGCTCTTGCTGAAAGCTTCTACAGATGTTTTAATTTCTGTAACTTGTGCAGCATTAGCTTCTGTAGCTTTTGTGAGTGTGTCTGCGAAAAAGCCTTTTAGATCGCCTAACATCTTTGCAAAATCAGGTTCATCAACCATAACTTCTACTGTATCGGCTGCTTTTTCAACGTTGTCGGCAGAGGTTTCATCAGCAACTACATCAGTAGTTTCTAATGACTTGTCAAAAAGATTGACGTTTGATTCATCTGCTGCTGGAGCTTCTACCGCTTCTGCAACTGGTGTCTCTTCAACGATTGCTGCTTCTGCTACTGGAGCATCTACAACATTCTCATCATGATGTGACATTTTATTACCTCCTTCTACGTTTGCCTGTTTTGCTAATTGTGTTTCAGGCAACGGTAATCTTGACTTCTTAAATGAAGCAAGAATCTTATTTATTTCTTTTGACTTATTAATATCAGAACTTTCTACCCAACCAATTAGTGTGGCTGGCTTTCCTGATACTGGTGATTCAAAAGTTTTTTCTGTAGACATAAATACAGAATCACTTTCTTCACAATAAAAAATATTTTCTGTTACTACTTCAGTAGCAATACCCTTATAGACCATTTTTCCGTTTACTTTTTCAATTGAAAAAATATTACATAATTCATTTGCTGGTGAATCGACAATTGAAAGTTCTACTAGATCGTAGTCTTTAATAAATCTTACTGCTTCGCCTGTAGCTTTGTTAACTTCATTGTCTGATTCTTTAATTTTTCCGCCGATTGAAAAACCAGAAAGAGTGCCGTCAAGAACTTTTTCCCAAGTATCTTGTGCACCCTTTGAAATGTAAGATGTTACGTAAACTCCATTATAAAATGTTTGAGACTTTTGATCGTAGTATGTTTCAGGCTTAAATGAAACTACTTTACCAACTGCAATTGACTGATGCATCTCACGAAGATTTCCTCTAAAATTTTCAAATGCTTTTAGACTTGCTTCTGCAGTTACAACGTCACCTGTTTGATCAACATTATCTAGCGTAGCAAAACCAGATACGGTTCTGCTCTCACGATTAACTTTTGTAAATGGAATTGAGAGATGGAGGTTTTCTCCATCGCTGGACCAATGCGACTTTTCGATGTTCATATGCTTAATTTTATAGGCTTATATCATATAAAGCAAATAACAGTCGATTAAACTTATTTGACTTTTGGACCATCTCCCTTGGCATTTCTGCCTTCCCCATTTTTATCTGGGGCATTTGAAGCTCTTTGTTGGTCTCTAGTTTTATTCCCAGTGGACTTGGCCTGTTGGTCTGCCGCCTGCTGAGGCTTTAATTCAACGACTTCATCTCCACCATCTCTAGGAATCATATTTTTTCTAATTCTTACTTCGTTAGGAGTAATAACCTGCATTCTTAAATAAATCTCATCTATCTGGCTTTGAGTTATTTCGTCTGTAAGGCTTAGCTCATTAAACTTTAATTCGACAACATCTGTTTTTTCTGCAATTAAATAGTTTAATTTCTTTTCTAGTCTATCTTGTGCTGGACGACAAACCTGCTCTTTAAATGTCTTATCTGCATCTCTTGCTACAGCTAAATTAACACCTTCAGGAGTTCCAATTTTATTAATGGGAACACGATGAGCTAAAAGAATTTCATCTCTATTTGTTTTACGATAAATGTTGAATGAGGACTCTTGCTCTCCCGCCTCAATTGGCTCCATCTTAAATTCAGTCTTTGAGTCTGGTGTATCCGCTGGAAGTGGAATATAAAGAGATCTGTGATTCTTTCCCTTTAAACCGACCTGAAAAAACTCAAGTAATTTTCTTTCTGACTCTGGAGAAAGCTTTGCTCCCTTAACTGTAATAATATATCTTGGAACCGCCTTGTTTTCAAAGTAGTCAAGATTATATCTTCCTGCAAATTCATTTCCTGCTAAAGCTTGCTGTGCTGCAATAATATCTGGAACACCATAATAGTTATTCATTGGTGTATATTTCTTTAAATGAATAATCTCATTTGGCCTGTCTTCTTGGCCAGCAATCGGGCTAGGCGTTTCTAGGTCTCCAAAGTTACGGAAGAATACAGCCTTGCCATAAAGCAATTGAATAAAGCCGTCACGGAATCTACGCACACGCATTGTTTTAGCTGGTATATGACCGATGTAGCCTATATCTCCACCCGTTGTACGTCCTATCTCAATGTACCCGTTTCCTGTGGCCTCAAGGTCTGTGTAAGACTTTATAAGGGTTTCTGTAAATGACTCTTCTTCGTTACAATCATCAAGCCATTGATCTAAACCATTTTTAATTCTGTTTATCTTTGCACGAGCTCTTTCAAGCTGTTTATCATCAGTAATCTGATCCATTGCATCTTTTGCTTTGGCAGTTTCTGCAAATGTATACCCTAGACCAACAATATTTGAAACCTTTGCATTAATTGCTGCATAATTATATGTTGATATTTCATATATCTTTGAAAGATACTCAAGATTATATGTTGGCTCAACTAAATCAAATAATGCATATCCGCTGATTGCTTGCTGCAATAAATTTTGTTGTGTTGATACTCCTTCTTTTCCAACGAAGGCTTTTGAGAAGTCACGGTTTATTTTTCTTTTAAAGTTGGTGCCTAGGCCACGAAGCTTTTTAATTTCATCTAGCCCAATTTTAAATGGGTCATCATGCTCTTCAGATTTTTGGAAATGAAACCAGTCTGCGCTATTTGAAATATCTATAGTGCTTGATGAAGTGTTGTCGTCTTCAATATATTCAGCTCTCATTGAACTTTACCGTCCCTAAGTATTGCGTCTTTATAAACACCAATATCTAGTGGATCTGGTGTAAGTCCCCACTTGAGTCTTTCGTTTTGATGCTCAAATTCTTCATCGTCAATTTTTCTACGCCCTGAAAGGAACTTGGGATTGCCCTCGTATATACCAAACGAGCGAACTTCTCTAGCCAAAGCATCGATTCTGGATCTATTACCTTTTTTGGACGTGATCGAAAGAAAGTTGCCATCGTCGTCTCCAATCCATCTGCCGTCAGGCATTTCCCACACATATATCCCTAGGGTGGTTTCTTCAATAATTCTAGTATTTTTGTTTAAGATATCCATAGACCATAATCATACCATTAGTTGTAGCTAAAGTCCAGATTTTGTCTGAGCTTGTGACAAATTTATATACTTATGGCTTCTGGCTGTATTAAAATCAATCTGACAGACGTAGAATCGTTACCTGATGTGCTTTCTGATATTGTTAATGAGGTGTCGTTGATTGAATTTACTATTCTATTTGTATAAAGCCTATAATGATTTAATGTATTATATTCCCCAAGCTCGTCTGGGTATATAGAAAGATTGTTATACATGTGTCCTAGACCAGACTTGGAGTCTGACTGATTTTGATTAAATTTAATATTTGTGGCCTGAGAAGAAAATGTTATAACCACATGATGTGGCAAATCTGGAGACATAAAATCCCATATATTTGTACTGTTTGTTCGATCTATACCATTTACATATATTGAAGCAATTCCTGACTTTGTTATAGTTCCAGCCTGGTTCCACTCGTATATTTTTGACGTAGCAGAAACAAGAACGTTTTCTGAATATTTTGGAGTAAATATCATTTCAACTGTTTTAATTGAGGGCACATTATTTAAATAAAATCCATGGCCGTTGTACATACGTAAACCATTATTTTTATCGTAGGCTAAAATTCTATTATTTTTTTTAGGAAGTGAATAGTCATAGTCTGAAGATAAATAGTAGCCTGAGTTATCGCTGTAAAAATTTTTTGAACTAAAGAACAAAATTTCTAAGCTTTTTAATATTGGTAAATATTTTCTTGTATCGGCTGATGAAATTGTAACTCTTAAATAAAGCAAATCTGAAAACAGATTTTCATTTTTATTAAAATATGGCAACGGGTTTCCATTTTGGCATTCTTGCCAGTTAGATCCGTTGGTGCTGACTTCTACTGATATTCCGTCAACATCATATTCCCAATAAATTTGAGATGTTGTTAAGTTTAAATAATTTGGAACAATAAAAGAATCTATAAAAGAAAATTGTGAGGTTGCAGAGTCTAAAGTTTTTTTAAAATAAAGGTATGATCCGTCATCTGCTATAGACACATTATCTCCATAAATCTCTCTCCATGATTTTGATTCTGGATAAGAGTATTTAAACTTTGGTTTAATTGGCTCTACATTCATACTAAACAAATATCCGTTATCAAGATTTACTATTTGAGAGTATTTGATTTCTTTTATGCCTTCGTTGTAGTGATTGTTTATTTGAGATTGAGATAGAGCAAATTTATAAAATGCTACAGAGTCTATAATTAACTGTTCTTCTGATGTACCACTTATAAAATTAATATATTGATTTGTAAATTTATAATTGTTAGTGGGCTGCTTATCAACAATTACACCATCAATATAAAGAGATATAGATCTGTTTTCAAATAGCGCAACAATATATTTTGATCTTGAATTTGATACGGTATAGCTAGTTTGTATGTCTCCTATTTTAAATACTATGTTTCCGTTTTCATAAAATATGCCAATTCCCAGGTCTACATCTGCAACAATTGTAGCGTCTATACCATAGCTTGGTAAAAATGCCCAAGCTTCTATGCTAAAAGAATTATCGTTAAAATATTTTGTTGCTATTCCTTTTGGATTAAATGCAACTCTTGTTTGCTCAAGAACTTGTGTACCCCTTATGCTTCCTGGCACCAATGGCATTAGTTCTTTGCTTGATGTGTCTATTGCATATCCATCATTTATGTTTCCTGAATAGTCGATAACTGGTAGCCCGCTTAATGCAGAATATGTAAGACCGCTATTTTTTAAATCTTGATATGTTGCAAACTGAGAAATAATTCCAGAATATGATCCTACTGTTCCAGATCTTACTTCGTCTAAAAGGTAAAATGAATTTGGATGATCATTTAAGACCGCATTCTTATATGACATCTTTACCTACTTTTCTTCTAAAGCTTGTACTCTCGCTGAAAGTTCTTGTACTGCTTTAATTAATGGCGCTATAAATTCTTCATATCTCAAAGCTTGAGTTTTATCTTCTTTTTGAACCCATCCGCCAAAATCTTCAATATTTAAACTATCTAGAGATTCTTTAACTTCCTGAGCTATAAGGCCATAATGAGTTCTATTACCTGGAACTGCAGTCTCAACTTGATTGCCATCTTCATCTACTGAATAATTTATTCCGCCAACATTAAACTTGTAGCTTACTGGATTTAACAAGTTAATAAAATTAAGACCTAGATTAGATGGAGCTATTGTATTTTTTAAATTTTCATCTGATGTAACTACTGTAGATGTATTTATGTACATGTTTCCTGTTGCAATAACAGATGCTGCTCTTATTGTTCCATTAGAAAAAATATCTTTCCAGTATCTTGCTGGGCCACCATCTGATGTATCTTTTCCTAAAGAATATAAGTTTGTAGAAAATGGATACCAATTTGAGTTAACTCCAGTTGAAGATGTATTTGGTGACATAAGACCAATTCTTAATGATATTGGATCTATGCTTGGAGTTGCTCCATCAACTCCAGTAGGACCTTGTGGGCCCTGTGCTCCAGTTGCTCCAGTTGCTCCTCTTGGAATTGTAAAGTTTAATAAAACATTGCTTGATGTTCCAGAATTTGTTACAGATGCACTTGTTCCTGCAGCTCCTGTTGTAGTAGAGTTTACGGCTATAGTTGCTGCTGCATCCCCCTTTAGCCCTTGCTGACCAGTTGCTCCAGTGGCTCCTGCTGGTCCTATTGGTAAAACTAAATTTAAAGTTTGAGTTGGAGATGTTCCAGTAATTGATGCGTTTGCCGTTTGTCCTGAAGTTACTGTTCCTATTGTTAAAACATTTGATGGTCCTGGACCACCTAACACACCATCTTGCCCTTTGGGAATATTAAATGTTAAATGTTGTGATGGCGCTGTTCCTGAAATTGTTACGGATGCATTTAGGCCTGCTGTAATTGTGTTTGTTGCAATTACATCAAGAGAGTTTGCTGGGCCAACTTCACCTTGGGGTCCAGGGTTAGCATCAATAAGATCTGCAATATCTTTAGCCAATAGTGACAGGTCTTTAGGCACGTCTGGAGAATCCGTGTAGTCTGGAAAATGTAATCCGTGTTGATTAGGAACTGTGCTCATTTTTTAATTATACCACCTATCTTGTATATACTGAAAGATGTGATGTATACCTATCTCCTGATTTAATCTCATTTACTTTGTGAAGGTATGGCTCACTGCTTGGGAATATAATTAAGCTGCCCTCATCTGGCTTTAAAGACACTCCCTGATTTGGAAACTCGATTTCCCCGCCTTCGTAGTTGTTGTTTAAATATAGAATCATAGAAAAAGCAAGATTCGTATGACCGTCATAGTTGTCACAGTGAGGACCCATTCCAGGACCAACTCCCCATCTTCTTAATGGAATCTCACTCATTGGCAAAACATAATTTGACGAATCAATATTTCTTGAAGCAAAGTAATTATCAAGACACATTTGAAAAGCCATCTTTATGCTATTTGATATATATAGTATTTTTTGATCTAGTTTTCCAGCGTCTGTAACATCTTTCATATTTGAAGTTAAGACATTTTTGTTGTCTCCGTATATTAAAGAATCGTTATTGCTAGCAGTCCAAGGAAACCACTTTGTTATTTTGCCGTGGCTTCTAGCATCATTATCAACTTCATTAATAAAATCTAATAGCTCTTTTGGATAGCTTACAACATTTTTATAATACCAAATATT